AAGGAGGCTAAATCATGGGATACGATAAAGCAAAAATGAGCGGCGGAGGAAAGTTTATGGACAATGCAAAAGGCATGTGTTCCTACAAAGACAATCCGATGAAAGCTGCTCGTCAGGTAAAACCTGAGTGCGGACCAGGCATGAATGCTGACCAAAAGAAGGCAAACGGTTTGCTCCAAAAAGCACAAAAACAAGTTGATTCACTCCGTGGAATGAGCGGGATGTAATCATGTCGGTGCATGCAATCATCGAAACGCCAGGACTGTTGGTTGATCCAGCATTCATTGATGAGAAGGAGTTGCTCAAATTCTATCTCAACAAGGCTATCGAAACGATCGTCATGCAAAACCAAAATAGGACGGAACGTTATTTTGTTATTTTTCACGAGCGATTCGACGGCGTAGATTCACGCATGAAAATCTCTGTGTCGACCGAATTTCCAGGCCGTATCACCAACACGATTGTCTTCTGGGTGTGCAATCGAAGAGGGATATGTGAATGGCTCTGGACAGTTCCTCCTAAAGACCAAAATGGGCATCAGCCCCCAGTAGAGTACAACCTCACAGGTGTCGCCTACCTGCAAGCAAAGGGCGCTATGCCGAAGTAAGGGGCTTTCCTTACTGCCATCGTGAAAGGCTGTTTCACGCTAACAACGGGTAAAAGATGAGTGCAGAGACCGTTCCTGCCGAGAATACAGAGCAAGAGTTGCCGATTCCAGCTCAAGAGCCGATTGCGGCTGAGGATGCTGGTCAAGCGGTTGCTCAAGAACCTCCAAAAGAGGAACAAGTGCCCCTTTCCGCGCTTCAAAAAGAGCGAAGGAAAAGACAAGACACTGAGCAAGAAGCCAGATGGTACAAAGAACAGCTGATGAGACAGCAACAAGCTGCCGCATCTTCTGCTCCTGAGTCAGATGATTCCGATCAAGAGCCTGTTTCTCGAAAAGAGTTAGGAAATGTAAAGAGGCAAGCTGTAAGGGAAGTTTTAGAGACCACTTGGATCTCGCAGAATCCCGAAAAGGCAGCCGACATAAACGACAAACTATCGGAATTTTTGAAACAAAGACCGCACCTCGCCCGTGCGATTGAAGACGCGCCGAATAGATATGAGGAGGCATGGACCTTGATGGATGCTTTAAGCCCAAAGCAAAAAGCCTTACTTAGACCAGCTCCGTTGCCAAAAAGAGATGCGCCAGGTAATCCTGCAACTCTCCCAAAAGCACACGGATTGAATCAAAGTGTAGATGTCATGGCCATGAGCGATTCAGAATTTAACGCGTGGAGGCAGTCGCAGCGTAAGCGTAGGTAGGTCGCTAAGGAGACTGCCTCATGTCCGTTACAACAACCTCAAACTATGGCTCAATGAGCGATAGATGGGCACAGCGTGCGTTGCTTCAAAGGAGCAAGCCACGATGCGTCCATAACCTATTTGGTCGGGCGTTTACGCTGCCACAAAAAAACACAGATACCATGGCATTTAGAAGACAAGAGAACTTGCCTTCGGATCCAGTGGTTCTATCGCAAGATGCGGATCCCGCACCTGTACAAGTCAACAAATTCGACATCAACGTTACCATCCAAGAATTTGGTCAGGTTGTATTGCTTTCTCGCAAAGTTATCCTCGTCGTTGAAGATGACACTGCCAATGAGACAGCTGATAACCTTTCACAAAGCATGCACACCATGCTGGATAAGGTAACACGCGATGTTTTCGCAAGTTCTGTCCCACAAATTTCTTGCCTAAACGGGACCAATGGCAACGCGATTACAGAATTAACGATGATCGACGTTCAGAGAGCGATCACCTATCTAGACCAAAACGACAGCGAAAAGATGGCGCCTACCATCGAAGGAACTTCGCGTTTTGGAACCGGACCTGTGGAACCGGCATACTGGGTAACTGCTCACGTAAAAATGAAGCCAGATATCCGTTCGCTAGACAACTTCGTTCCAACCTCTCAATACGGTTCTCAAGACCCTGTTTTGCAGGCCGAATTCGGATCCACGGACGAAGCGCGCTGGGTAACTTCTACCCTCGTTACTGTATCGGATGCTAACCCACCCGTTTTTTACAACACATTCATAGCCGCTAACGCTTATGGATATGTAGGAATCGACGAAGTGTCAACCGAGATGATCTTGAAGCCGCTTGGATTCAACGACTACCTCAACAGATTTCAGTCCATGGGCTTTAGCGCATGGTTCAATGCTGCGATCTTGGATGACTCCCACATCGTAACCCTGCTTTCAACACAAGCGTAAGCTTAAGGAGACAACATGGCAGATCTATTTTTAGGGCAGACTTGCACCGAAGCCTATCAGTTCATATCGGCTGGTACGGCCCATACTTTCCAGTTTAGCTGGCAGCCTGACAAAGTGGTGTTTAATAACATCACCAAGTGGGCAGCCACGGCTGGTAACCTTCCGATCTCGGTTTGGTTCCGAAATCAATTGGCAGCAGCACAAGCGAAGCAGATGCAAGTCATCGATAGCGCAGCTGCTCAGTCCTTTAACTTTCTGAATACCACCACTAACGGCTTTACTGTAGCCGATTCGCCTGGTGGGGTTCCTGCGTTCCGAGCATTGATTGCTGGCGTGACTCAGGCTGATCCTTGTGTTGTAACTACGACTGCAGCGCATGGCTTCCAGTCTGATCAGATCGTTCGCATCACTGACCTTGGCAATGTTGGTCCAGGAGTGGCAGCACGTGGTATGGATCCGTTGAACAACAACAGATTCTTGATCACTGTTCTGTCATCCACGACCTTCTCTTTGCGCGATGTCATCACAGACGAGCCAATCGATTCTACAAGCTTCCCAGCTTGGGTTTCAGGCGGCCGCTGTGATATCGAGACGCGAGTAATCACGTTGAACAACCCGCAAGTAGCTCCCTACAGCGCGTTGAATCCTTACAACCCAAACCCATTTGAGTACGACCCAGCTACCTACGCTTTGACTGCAGGCACTGCCGTCATGGGCGCAGACGGCGACGTATTCCTCATTGAGGTTTACAAGTGGGGACAGCTGATTGATTTGGGCGACTTGCTCACTTAATGGCTCGTCCGCCAAGTGCGGAAGGAGTTTGGGGACTCGTCTAAAACGCGAGTCCCTCTTTAAATGGAGAGAGAAATGTCGGCGATAGGTCAACTGCCCCATAGGGCGGAAATACTCAGTGTAAGTCTCAGCGATCCTTGCGTCATTACGACGACCGAGGCGCATGGGTTCTCGACCTTCGATTTTATCCGACTCACCAATCTCAACGGGATGATGCCTGTGCCGCAACACGGAGCAGACCAACTGAACAACAATCGATACCGAATCATTGTGATAGGAGATGATGCTTTTAAGCTTCAAGACCCCATCACTTTTGAGGACATCGATTCCACCAACTTTCCCCCCTATACCGAAGGCGGAAAGGTTAACTTAGTAGAAAACACGTTCTTCTTTTATGGAGAACCAGGAGATTAATATGGCACGAGTTAAAAAAACAGAAGAAGAAGCAGCTAAAGAATTGACCACTTCGATGGTACAAAAACCTGAAGAAGTTGACATGGAGGATATGCCTCTTGTGACACTTACAGATTATATTCGCTACAACCGAAAAGCGCGCGAACACAACAAGCGCCTAAAAGTTCTCCGCTACCCAATCAAAGTACCACCTACGGAGCTACATCCTCATGAGAGAGTGGTTTTTACACGGAATGATCAACCATCTAATCCCCTCCCTGTTTACCTATCGAATGACATGATCCATTATGACCGAACAAAGCTTAGAGATCAGCTCGTTCCAGGCAAAACCTATGACTTGCCTCGCGTAGTAATCCAACATTTAGCTGATCGCGGGACTCCCGTGTGGAAGTGGTTTGACAATGCAGATGGAAGCAAAGAAACAAGAAAGGCAGGCGTCACACCTCGCTTTTCATTAAGAACAATATACGCGGACTAAAAAATGGCACAGTTTGTCTCTGATTGCTTAAGGACAATGCGGCTAGCGCTAAGCCGTCGCAATGAAAACGATCCCGACCAGAACGATCCTACTTTGTTTAGGTACCTCAATGACTTCATCAATCTGACGATGTCTGACGATGTGAAGGTCTTTGAGCAGTTTGGGACGCTCTCTTTTACAATCGACGAGTCAAACACCACTGGCGTCTACACCTTCAATGATGTGGGCGCTAGCTCTAATTTCACCAATATCTCACAAGAAGCGTTCATCTCTCTTTTAGACCCACCAGACGGATCGATCTCATGGAATCAACTGTGGATATTTCAAAACCCAGGTGAATTTTACAGTGAATGGGGCAT